GAAGTGGACCCCGCCACCGGCCTGTTCGCGTATTCCACGGTGGGCCTGACCGTCCCGCGCCAATCGGGGAAGACCACCGCGGCCGGCGCCCTGTGTGAACACCGGACCGTTTCGGCGCCGCGGTCACGCGTATGGTTCACCGCCCAAACGCGCGAGGTGGCGCGCGATTGGCTACTGAACGAACACGCGCCAGGGGTGCAGCTGTCCCCGCTCGAGCCGTACGCGAAGGTCCGGCGCGCCCAGGGATCCGAAGGGATCACCTACCCCCACGGTGGCATGTTCCGGATCTTCGCACCGCTACCGGCCGCCCTCCATTCCAAACAATCGGACCTAGTGGTGGTGGATGAAGCCTGGGCCTTTGACCTCGAACGCGGCCGCCAACTTGACCAGGCCATTGTGCCGACGCAAGCCACGCGGTCCGCGCCGCCTGGGGCCCAGGTGTGGAAGGTATCCACCGCCGGCGACGAAACGTCCCTGTGGCTATGGGAAACCGTCACGAAGGGGCGCGCCGCGGTGGAAGCCGGCCGGCGGACCGGCATGGCCTATTTCGAATTCGCCTGTCCTGATGACCTGGACCCCACCGCGCCGTCTTCGTGGCCGCAGTATCACCCCGCCTACGGAATCACCATCGGGGTGGCGCAAATGGCCGCCGCCCTCGAGGAACTAGGGCCCGCCGGCTTCGCCAGGGCCTACGGGAACCGCTGGCCCGAAGGGATGGGATCGGCCGCCGCACCGCCGAAGATCCCCCCAGGGCGGTGGGCCGCGGTACAGGTGCCGCCCATCGCGGATGTGCCGGCCGGCGTCACCATGGCCCTGGGCTTCGAAACGGACCGCCTGCGCACCGCCGGCGCCATCGCGGTGGCCTGGCGTGACCGCGCCGGCGTCCGCCTCGAGCTCACCGACGCGCGGCCAGGGACGGCCTGGATGACCGAACGCCTGGCCGAGCTCGCCGCGCGCTGGGCGCCGGTGGCCATTGGCCACGCCGCTGACAGTCCGGCCCTGGACATCGCGGACACCCTGGCGTCCGCCGGCCTGCCCCTGGTGGCCATCCGCGGCCGCGATTGGCCGGCCGCCTGTGCCGGCTTCCTGTCTTCGATCCTCGAGCGAAGACTACGGATCGGCGCCCATCCGGCCCTGTCCGCGGCGGCCGATGTCGCCCCTGGGCGCGATAGCGGGGACGGTGGCTGGGCCTGGCACCGGCGCGGCACGGCGGCCGACATCGCACCGGTGGTGGCCGCCACCGCGGGGGTGTGGGCCCTCGATCACCCCTCGGCACCGCCGGCGGCCGCCTGGACCGCGTTCTAGGGGCGCCGGCGCGCGAGGGGGATGGGGTGTCCCACGGGGATTACGCGCCGGCGCCGGTCCTCGAGGATGTCACACCGCCCCCGTAGCCTTCGAGCTCGCGAGGAATGGCGCCCTGGGTGGTCTTCTCACCTTCGAAGGGCGCCGTTCCCGCGTCCAGGGGCCCGAGCTCGAGCCGGCGGACGCGAAAGCCCAGGCGGATCCGTGGCCCTAGGTGCCAGGTGATCCCTTCCAGGGCCTTAGGCGGCCGCGTAGGCTTCCGTTTCGGTGCGCGCGCCCTGGAAACGCCAGAAACGTCCCAGCGGTGCCCAGGTGCCCCCAGGATCCTCCGGCCTGTTGCCCATGGGCCCAGCGGCCGCCATCCCCGGGCCCGGCGTCACAGGCGACGTAGAAGGCTTCCTAGACCTTTGGCGCCGCAAGTCCGAACAGGCCGCCATTGACGCCGGCGGATGGGCGGGGATGCCAGGGTGGTCCCCCTACGTTTCAGAATGGCAGGCGCGCCAGGTGCCGGCCCTCACCGCGGGGATGCGCCTGATTTCGGGGGTGTCGATGCAGCTTCCCCTACGCCAGAAGCGTGGGGACCTGATCGTGGATCCGCCGGTGGCCATCATCGCCAATCCGTCGCCTGGTCCGAATCGCACCGTGGCCGATTTCGTGGACGAATACATATCGGACGTGCTCCTGTACGGGAACCATGTGTCTTTGATCGGACCGCCTGATTCCACCGGATGGCCCACCATGTTGATCCCCCTAGATGTCACCGCCATGGGGGTGGCGCGCGATCCGGAAACGCTCCAACCCATTTACGCCCTCGAGGGGGTGGACGAACCCCTACCGGCGGACCGGATCTTTCATGTGGCGATTGACAAACGAAGCGGTGAGCTCCGCGGCCGCGGGGTGTTGCCCACCCTGTCCGGTGCCATCGGCGCCGCCCTGGCCGCCGACGCCTACGCCGGCCGCTACTTCTCCGAATCCGGTGTGCCATCGGGGACCATCACCGACACGCGGCCGAATCTCACCCAGGCCCAGGCGGACGAATTGAAATCCAAATGGATGCAAGCGGTGAGCGGGACACGCGCGCCGGTGGTGATTCCAGGCACCACCACCTTCGCGCCATTGGCCACCGACGCGGACAAAGCCCAACTAGTCCAGGCGCGCCAATGGGACGCCACCATGGTGGCGATGATCCTGGGGGTGCCGCCCTTCCTGCTGGGGATCGAAACCCAAAGACACACCTACACGAACGCGGAAACCGAATTTGGCCGCTTCGTGTCCACCACCATCCTTCGCCTGTTAAAGCCGCTCGAGCAACAATTAACGCTTCAGTGTTTGCCGCGTGGGAACACCGCCGAATTCTGGACCGGCGCCCTGTTGCGCGCCGACACCATGACGCGCGCCACTGCTTCGGTGGCCCTATTCGGCGCGGGGATCATCGACCTGGGCGAAGCGCGCGCCCTGGCCGGCTTCCCCAGCGAAGGCGGACCGCCGGCCGACGCCGCGCCGGCCCTCGCCCCTTCGAGCTCCGCACAGGCCGCCGCACACCTGGCCCTAGTCACGGAAGGATGATCCGCCATGGGTAAAACCCTCACCCACCTATTCGCCACCACCTTCGAGGTGCGCGACGCCGGCGACGGTGCCGAGGGGGACACCGATGGGCGGACCCTGGTGGGCCTGGCGGTGCCCTTCGATAGCGAAATTGATGTGTCGGATTGGTGGGATGACTACACCGAAGTCTTTCGCAAGGGCGCATTTGCGAAGACCATTCGCGACCGCGCGAAGCCGGTGCCGCTTCTGGCCCATCACGCGCACCGATCCCTACCCATTGGGCGCGCCGTCCGCCTCACCGAAACCGACGCCGGCCTGGAAGCGGAATTCCACCTGACCGCGGGGGTGCAACAGGCGGACGAAACCCTGGCCCTGGTCCTAGATGACGCCCTGTCCGGCCTGTCTATCGGCTTCGAGCCCATCCAACACCGCGAAACGAAGGGACCGAACCGCACCCCACCGAACGCGCGCGACCTGATCGAACGGACGGAGGTGGCGCTACGCGAAGTAAGTGTGTGCAACTTCCCCGCCTTCGCCACCGCCGGCGTCACCGGCGTCCGTGACGCCCAGGGACGCCATCCCACCCTGGCGCATTTGGCGGCCGAACGCGGCCGCCTCGAGGGGGCCCGCCACACCCTGGTGGACCGCTGGGGCCGCGTGGAACGGATCCGGTGAAACCCGCACCCTGTCTGGCCTACCTGAACCCCCTGGGCCCTGGGGACGCCTGCCCCAGCTGCACCCACCGCGTCCTGGCCCATGACTTAGAACAGGTGTGCGCGGCCTGTTGGGTACTGAGTGAAGGCGGAATCCCCGCGGAACGGCCGGCGACCGGCACCGCGCCTAGTTCCACCGATCCCCCCATATCGACGCGCTAGCCTTCGCCCTCGAAGGGCCGGCCGGCGGCCGGTGGCCCATTAGCTAGGGCGCCACCACCGCGATCCGTGAAGCCACCCAGGGACCATCCGAAGACTGACAACCCTGGAAGGTGGCACACATGCCTGGAATCTCCCTGGTGGATGTCCTCAGACAATCCATCGATGAATTGCACGGACGCATGGGCGCGATCGAAGCCGGCGCCGTCGCGGACAACCGCGACACCCTGACGGACCTGGAACAGTCCACATGGGACGAATTGCGCGGCGAAGCCGAAGCGAAGACGGCGCGCCTGGAATTGCTGGTGGGCCGCGGTGAACTTGACGCGCGCGCTGGTGACCTCATGGCGCGGATCCGCTCGAGCTCGAGCTCGAGCGGGGACGGTGATGACGCCGGGCCCGGGCGCGTGGCAGGGGACACCTTCCCCTACCGGACCCCTGGCGATTACGTCATGGGGTACATGCGAAGCCGCCACGGTGACGCCGGCGAATCGGCACGCTTCACGCGCGCCCTGGCCGATGTCGTATCCAGCGGGACCCCTGGCCTGGTGCCGCCACAGGTGACCGGCGATGTGCTGGGGGTGTGGCTGGGGAACCGCCCATCCATCGACGCGATGTCAAAGCCGGCCCTTCCGCCTGTCGGTATGGAAGTCCAGCGGCCGCACATCTCCCAACACACCGATGTGGGCCCGCACACCGAAAAAGGGCCGGTGGCTTCGCGCGCGTTCACCCTGGACCTGGTGAAGATCCCCCTAATGTCCTACGCCGGTGGGGTGGATGTGTCCTGGGAGCTCGCGAACCGCTCGAGCCCTGCCGCCCTGGACATCGTGTTTCAGGATCTCACCGCCATCTACGGCCGCAAGTCCGACCAGGCCGCCATGAACGGCATTAACACGAACGTGACCCAGGCGGTGACCTGGGACGGTACGGCCGCCACACTGGCGAAGGCGGTGGCGGACGCCGCGGTGATGTGCGCCACGAACGGGGAAGAAAACCTATTCCCTGACACCGTATGGCTGGGCCTGTCCGCCTATGGCCTGCTGGCTAGCCTCACCGACACCGGCGGCCGTCCCCTGTTCCCCTTCCTCGCACCGATGAACGCCTACGGCACCGCGGACGCGGTGGGGAACATTTCGTCCGTCATGGGACTTCGGCCGGTGGTGGATCCGTACATCACCCCCAACACCTTCATTGTGGGGCCGGCGGACCAGGCGGAATTCTACGAAACGCCTGGGGCGCCGGTGCAATTGTCGGTGGTGGATGTCGGGGTGGCCGGATACAACATCGGCGTCATTGGGATGTGGGCCGCCGCCGCGGTGGACCCCGCCCAATTCTGCAAGATCACATCCACCGCCCTTCCCCTGGCCGAAGGGACCGAAGCCGAAGCCAACGGCGGGAACGGCGCGAAGCGCGCGAACGCGAACGCTGGGAAGTAGATGACGGCGCCGAGCTCGAGGGAATCCGGCACCTGGCTAACGGTTGCGGAATATAAGGCTTATGCCCGCATAGATCCGGCGGACACCACCGATGACGCCGCGATCACCGAAGCCGTGGACGCCACCATGGAAGCCCTCGAGCTCCGCGCGCCTGTCGCCTTCGCCCTGGACGACACCGGCGCGCCCATCTTCCCTGTCGTGCCGCGGTCCGTCCACGAAGCCGGCCTATTGCTCACTAACCGCCTGATGTCGCGGCGTAACAGTCCGGACGGTGTGGTGGGGGTGGTCGATATGGGAACGGCGCGCGTGATGTCGTATGACGCGGACATCACCGCCCTGGTGTCACCGTGGACGGAAATGGTGGTGGCCTAGTGGGATCGGCCGCGGACGCGCTGGACATTTGCGAAAAGCTCAAAGCCGCCGGCATCCGCGCCACCACCGACACCGGCGCCCTCAATCCCCCCGCGGTCCTGGTGCCGCCGCCACGGCGGAACTATGACCTGGCCTGTGGCTATTCACAGGTGTGGAACGTGGAAGCCATCGCCCCCGCCATCACCGGCGGGGACCGCGTGACCTGGGCCCAACTAGATGACCTAGTGGACGCGGTGGCCGCCACCTTCGCGGTGGAAACCGCGATCCCGCGCGCGTACGTCCTCGAGGGGAAAACCCTTCCGTCCTACCTGGTGACATTCACAACTTCTGGAGGTGACTAGATGATTAACGAATCCCGCCTGCACAACGGGACCTTGCAACTAGGTCCGACAGGGACAGGACAATTGGATATGTCCTGTCAGATAACCAACGTGCGCCTTACGTCCGCCTACAGCGATGACGGAAACGCGGTGACAACCCTGTGCGGGGACACGAAGCCGGCGCCGCGAAAGTTAGATGGCCACAAGCTCGAAGGGACCATCATTCAGGATTTCGACCTGGACGAAGCCTCTGGCGGTGTCGTGGCCTACCTGTGGGCCCATGGCCTAGAAGTGGTGGCTTACACCTTCACCCCTGACGACACCGCCACCGCGCCCACCGTCACCGGCACCCTGCTAATCGAAATCCCAGGGGACACCTTCGGTGGCGATGTCAACACGCGCGTCACATCGGATTTCGCCTGGAACCTTCAGGAAAAGCCCACCTTCGCCTGGGCGGTGGGTGGACCGCTCGAAGCCTCGAGCTCGAAGGGGAACGGGGAAAAGAAAGCCGCCGCGTAGGTGGCCACCACCGTGCGCGTCATCGGCGCGATGCAACTAAACATCACCATGACCGCGGCGGCCGCCGAGCTCACCGACATGGCCACCGGCTTTTCCGAAGTCGGGGACATCGTGGCTACCGCCTCGAGCCGCACCGCGCCGCGCCGCACCGGCGCCCTGGCCCAGTCCATGGGACACGAAGCCGGTGGGAAGAACACCGCGGTGATTACGTCACCGCTTATCTACGCCGGCCCGATCCATTGGGGCCGGCCCTCGCACAACATCCGCGCCGATCCCTTCGTCACCGACGCCGCCGGCGCCACCGAAGACAAACAGGTGGGCGCCCTCGAGCGCGACGCGCAACGGATCCTTAACCGCGTACGGGGGGCCTGATGTCCACATTTCGCCAGGATATGGAAGTGGTCCTAGACGGTGAGGTGTTCAAGTGTCAGACACGCGCCGTGGATCACACCGCCGCCGAAG